GAGGTGGTAAAGGAGGTGGTAAAGGAGGTGGTAAAGGAGGTGGTAAAGGAGGTGGTAAAGGAGGTGGTAAATCAAAAAATTCATGGAGCAAAGAGGAGCTTTCGGAGGATAAATTTACACGAGATGATTTTACTGCAGGTGAGTTTGTGGTATATGTAAAATATAAAGATGAAGGAGTTGAAAAAGAGGTTCGGGATGGTTCAGTTATGCTTCCTTATGGACGGAGTGAAAAAAAAAATTTATGGATATGGTTAACTGGAAAAAGATACAAGGGTACAGGAAACAAATATCCCCCGTACGTAAAAGTAAACGTGAATCAAATAACAAGTGTCGAATTTAAAAATGAAAAAAGTTTAGAATGTAAAAGAAAACGTCCAAAAAGTGCAGCAAAAACTGGTGGTATATCTAAACAAGAGCGACCACGATGCTCCATCAATTTGGCTGAATGCAAAAGAAAAAGTGCAGTAAAAACTTGTGGTATATTTAAACAAGAGTGGACAGTTTGTGAACTAGGGAGAGAGTTTAGTCAAAAAGATTTTTCCAAAGATGATTATTTATTACTATTAGAGTATGAGACACCCAAAACAAAATTTTACAAAGCCAGTGTAAATTGTATTAGAGCAGAAGAAAAATCTCAAGCAGCAACGTGTATGGCATATCGTCCAGGCCGTGTTGCATCGTGTATCAAGTGGATGCCATTAGTAAGAAAGGTTACAAAAACTGGCATTGTTGTTCCGCTTTCCAAGCCAGGCCGAGGACAAAGACCGCACTATAAAACAATTTCTTTTTGTAATATATCAAGAGTTAAATTTTTAAAGGCGAAAAGTTTAGAATGCAAAAGAAAACGTCCTAAAAGTGCTGCAAAAAAGCCAAAGAAAAAAACAAAGAAAAAAACAAAGAAAAAAACAAAGAGTCCATGGGGCGGAAAATCATTAGAAAGAAGGCATAATCAAGTATATAAAAAAAATTAAATTTTATTATAAAATGTATAATAAAAGAAAATGCATGAAAGACCAAGGAGCAAGTATTCTACGGATTACTATTTATATAAAGGTTTGAATAAAATTGCCCCAAAATTTTGTAAAATACATCCAAATGTAGTAACGATTGCGGCAGCATTACTAATTATACCAATAATTATTAATATTTTAAAGGATCAGAACGCATTTGTATTTGTATTATTATTATTAATACGTAATATTTTAGATGGATTAGATGGTACACTTGCTAGAAAATGTGACAAAGGTACGGATGTGGGTGCATATATGGATATTATATTTGATATGATTTTTTTTATAGCATTATATGTAGCGATATTTTACAAGATATTCGCAGAGAAAAAATTACGTAAAATAATTTTTAAAACAAATTTAAAGATTATAATAATAGTACTATCACTATTTTTATTTATACCAACAATGTATTATTTTGGATATGAAATTTACGAATTATCAAAACCAGAAAAACGTAAACCAAATAAATATTATCAATTATTCCAAGATAATGAAACTTTAATGTTTATAATATTAGGTTGCTTAATCAAGTATTTATTGAATAAATAAATTTCTAGGGAGGTGACGTGTTTAGGATCGGCGTCCTGTATATCCGTCTCTCATTGTCGAAATATACTTTGCAATTAGCTGAAGAAGCCAATACATTACCATCTGTATCGAATAACCAATTGGGATTTTGCTGCGATAAAGAATTTTTATACATTGTGAATTTGCTAGAATATCCACCGCTTTGTAATGTTGAACAATCACACTTGTTTGGGTCAACGCCTATTAATGGAGGCCCTCCTTCCGGAGCGGGTGACGCGCCAAATTCTTTTATACCACATTGAAATTTAATGTTTTTACCACCAGGACCTTTAACTACGCAATCTGCAGAATTACTACAAACTCCTGGCGGCGCTAGTTTTACCGGTTGTAAAAATGCAAAATAAACATAATATCCTATTCCACCAATAAGTGCAAATATAATTATAGTTAGGGCCCAATTTACAGTATGTGTTTTTCTATATTGACTTGCTGGATTTAATAAAGAGGTTGATATATTACCCAAAGATTTTGACAATGGATTAGATTTAGAAATTGCTAATAAACATTTGCCCTCTGTGAAACCTCCTTGATTGCCAGCACATTGATAGTATTTTGGGCAATTACTATCCCATCTACATTCACCTTTTGTTGATATACATTTTCCTCTTATCAATCCAAATAAATTTCCTTTACATTTGGATTGAGGTCCACAATTTGAAGTAAATCTGCAAAATTTTATATTACTCATTTATTAATATAAAATTTTTAAAGTTTTTGATATTTTAATTTTGTCACTAATGTTTTTGGCCCAGACATTAATTCTACTAAATCTTGTGCTAATTTTCCTGTATTTTGAATACCATATTTTTCAAGCATCTCTTTTGTTAACATTGTTTTTTCATTTTTTCTCAATCTTCGAGTTGATTTTGATCTTTGTTCTTTAATTATCGCTAATTCTCCTTTATAAGTAACACCTCGTTGATTATTATTTTCTAAAAATTCAATTAATTGTGATTCTAAATTTCTTTTTCTTTTGCGTAATTCACGTAGAGCTGTAGACCGTCGTTTAATTTCTTCGGTTAGAGATTTAATTTCAGATATTAAAGCTGATGTTGTCATTTTTTAATTAATATTTAAATTTTAAAATATATATTAAAAATGACAATACAAAAATCTATTGAAATTATAAATCATGATTCTGCTAGAAATAAATGTGGAAAATTAGCGTTGGTTATATATTTTAAACCAACTGTCGATTTTATCGATTATTTATCACAAAATAATGATCAACATCTTCCTATACAATACGACAATAAAGTATATTATGTTGTCGTCGATAAATTAAATACAATTCCATATATACTTGTCAAAGATAAAATATTAAAAACTAAACTTGGTAAAATAACTCGAGAACAAATCCCACAGAATGCCCCTGAATTTCTTGGTAAAAAACAATATTATGCATTATTTTTTAAAGAACATTTTCACCCTCAATCTGATGCAAAAATATATTTTCCCCCGCTAATTAAAAGACTTTCACAACCACAACCACAACCACAACCACAACCACAACCACAACCACTGCGAAAACATTTAGATAAAAAACCTCGGAGAAAAAAAAAATCTAAAAAAATAGATGTTAATTATACACCAATTGCAATAATGTCAACATGTTTAATATTAGCGTTTGCATTTGGATGGGTTGTGGGATAATTTCATACCTTTTAATCTTTGTAATGCCATTTTAGCTGCATTTTGTTTAGCATCTGGCAGTAGTGGAGCTGATGCTTGGGCTAATATACTTCCTAATTGATATTGCACTTTGGAATTTTGAATTGCAATAATATGTTCAGCTGATAATAATTTCCAAAACTTGCTCCGAAATTGTGATGGTAATATATCATTAATTTTTTCACATAAATCATTTTTTACACATATCCGTCGTATTGTAACATATTGTCTTGAATATCCAGTTTTTTCATCTACAACCCTTTTAGACTCATATTTGATTCTACCAAATTCTACCCCATTTTTCTTATTCCAATTCTCTCGCCCTTCTTTTGATAAATGATAATCTTGTGTTTCCTTTAACCTAGTAATTGCATCATATAAATCGTCATGAGCAAGCGATATCTCGATTTGCTTAAATAAATGATCAATAAATTTTTGCACAATATGATATCCAATATGGTTTCCAATTGTTTGATTGATGATCCATTCTGTTGCACCACAAAATGCTTCAAATACATCTTCAAGAGTTGGTTTTTTTCGTCTTTCACGAGTTTCAGATGATGCTTTAATAAACTTCCAAAAACCTAATTTTTCAGCGAATTTATAAAATGTATCTTTTGATACATATTTAATTTTAAGGCGAGCAATCGTTCGAACGCCTGTAGGGCACTGTAATTCTGGAAATCTATTTGTAAAATGGGTAACAATTGCCTTATTTATTACGGCATCACCAAGAATTTCTAAAAATTCATAATTATCTGTTTCATTAAAACAAGGTGCTGTAAATACGAAATTCTTGTACAATTCTAATGCGGTAAATTCTCTTTTATGAAAAATTATTTTTGTTTCATCTAATAATAGCTGTATAGTACAATCCGATAGATTGGTTAGTTTAAGAGTTCTTGTGATAAGACTCTTAAATTCAGACATGTTTAATAATCAAAAAATTTTATTATTTTTTTTCAATTTTAATTCACATAGGACATTTACACCATTTATAATATCAGTGTATTTTATACGTTTAAAGCCAAATTTAGCAAGATATGATTGACAATGCATACATGGTTTTGAATTTGCAAGGTATTTTTTATTACAAAGTCTACGAATTACATATACTGTTGCATTATTTTTCCGCCTTTTTTTATTTTTTTTCATTCTCCTTTTAGAAATAGACCATAGATTTGAAAAACTTGATGTATTAAAATATTGGGAAATATAACGACGAAGTACATGCATCTCTGCATGTAAACTTAGTCTGGAAATTTTACCAAAACGAGTACAATGTTGATTAGCCGCATAAAAAATACTGCTTTCCTAATCGAATACATGCCCCCAAGCTACGACGCGATTCAAAATCACTCGAAAATGATGATGAATATGCAATATTAATAGCTTTGCGATCTTTACGCAAAATTTTAGTCAATGGAGTTGTTGAAACAAGTGTATAATACATTTTTATATTTTTAAATTTTATAATATTTAAAAATCTCAATTTTTTTTTCAATTTAGAGCACTGGGAAACCAAGAGCACCACCCGAAATACGAATGATATTGTTATTGACCGCAGAAGCAACAAAGACAAATTCGTTGCCATTATTTTGGAGCTGTGGGTCGGGATTAGGACGCGTCGCCGTGGGGACGGCGGCGGCAGCGGCATCCGCGGAAGTGGTGCAGCGAATCGCAATGTTAGTAAGTTTACCAAAATTTGTCGATCCAAGTGGATCAAGGCATATAAAATCGAGTGAGTATGAATAAAGATGAAAACCTGTAATAGCTGGTATACTTGGGGCGGTATAGTATGGACATACAAGTGAGAAATAGTCCGAGCCCATGTTAGATAGACGAACGGTATTCTCATAAAATAGTGTGGTCAAGGCGACGGGATCTTGGCCGTTGGTGCGGTTCAAGGCGGCGCCGCCGGCGCCACCGGTGACAACAGGTTGTCTAGAAGTATAGTTTGAACGATTACATGTCTGGCTTTCGTTGTTCACGCCGCTGGTAATATTTAGAACACCAAAAAATAATAACTTGATTGCTTGTGAAAAACGAATATCATACTGATTTGAAAAATTTGTTGCAGTGCACCTAAATGGTTGATGATTAAAATGTTGTACTTGTTCAATTAGAATATCACGTGGAGCGCAAGCCATGCGCTTACGTTCTTGATTTGAAACAATTGCATAAGTAGCCCACATTTCTACATTTGAAAGCTCCGCTGCGTCCAAACTCGCACTGTATGCTCCGCCCGCCGCGGCCGTCGTCATCAGCGTCCCGGTGCTGACCGGTGCGGCGTTAGGGCCGACGTAGCCAGTGGCTGCTGTGTTGCCATTGAAGGCAGCAACAAGATTCGGGAGATTCTGGAATGTAACTCTAATCTTCATATCATTATATGGAAGAGCAGCCGTTGGTAGAGCAACACCACTATCACGAGTATAGAAAAGCGGTAGTGGAAGATTAAGAACAGTACCACCAGCTGGGCCAATGACGCCGCGCTGGACGGGGCCTGCTGTAATGGTGGGCATGCCGAAGGACGTTTGACCCGCGTTAGTATTTGCGGGGTTCGTAAGAAAACCAACATTACCAATCATATTATTATAACCGACCTGTTTGCTTGCTGGAACAGTAAATGCAGCCCAGAAATCAAGATGTTGACTTCTTATTGATTGCGCAACAAGATCATTAAATGAAATTGATACTTCACTAACGAGATTATGCATTAGATTTGGTGTCCATGCAACACCGCACAAGGGCGGCAGATTCGCGTTGGGGTCCGGGCCCGGCGTCCGTGGGACGCCCGTTAGCGTTAACTGTGGAATAGTTACACGAAGCCATGTATTCAAAAGATAATCACCAGCACGTGAAATATTCCATGAACATGTATTACCAAATCCTGGTGTACCAGATTGTCTGGAAAGTGTGACAGGTACTTGAGTAAACCAAGTAGCTTTGCGTGTTTCACGCACGAAATAAGCAGTTGCATCAGCACCACCATACATATATTTTTCGAGTTCGTCATAAGTAGCAAGATCAATGAAACCAGAAGTTAAATTTGACATAGTTTATTATAAACAATATTATTTTTTTAAATATTTTTTTTTTTAAATTTAAAATTTTAGAAAAAATATAAAATGGAAAAAATAGATATACTCCATATTCATCATGATATATTAAAATTATTTGCTAATCAAGTTGAAAAACTACCAACATTAAAATCATATATTCAAAATTTAAAGAAATTTCAAAAAAATTCATTATCATTCAGAATTTCACATACAATTAAAAATGAAATTATTTCATTGCAAAATATAATTCATGATATTGAAAATAATATATCAAAAAATTATTATATGATGGATGCACTCTCATTAATTTCAGATTATAAAAAATTACTGCAAATTCCCATTAAAGTCAATTTTATGGGTAAACAACATGATACACCAAATATTAATATTTCTAAATTAATATCACAATATTTACAAATTAGTAAAAAATATAAAAAACAAATTATTAAATATCAAAAATTAACTATAACTTGTAAATCATGTCCAAATTCAACTAATTTTACTATTGATAATAATTACTATATATGTTCCAATTGTGGTTTGCAAATTTGTGAAATTGAAAACAAGTTTTCATACAATGCAATCAGCAGGGTAAATATAACTAGTAAATATACTTATGATCGAAAAATTCACTTTAGAGATTGTGTGAATCAATTTCAAGGTAAACAAAACACAGTAATTCCTGATATATTACTTGATTATCTTATTGAGAGAATCAAATCTCATCATCTTGTTGAAAAAAATGCAAAATTGCCATTTTCTAATATTACTAAAGAACAATTATTTTTATTCTTAAAAGATGGAAAATATAGCAAATATTATGATGACTTGGCTCTTATTCATTATAAAATCACTGGAATTAAACCCCCCGATATCTCTCACATTGAATCTCAATTAATTGCCGATTTTGATATTTTAACTAATCTATACGATATTCACTTTAGAAAAGATAAAAAATTTAGAAGAAAAAATTTTATTAATACTCAATATGTTCTATATCAATTATTAAGAAAATATAATTACCCCTGTAAAAGTTCCGATTTTAATATTTTAAAAACTGTAGAAAGAAAAACCTTTCATGACGACATTTGCCGCAAATTATTCAATGAATTAAAATGGAATTTTAAAGCAATTTTTTAATTATCTTAAATTAAAAAATGGAATGGCCGAAAGAAAGTATACATTATTCTTCCCAAAAAACTAAACAAAAAATCCCCGATACCACTATAAGTTTTGCAGAATTATCTAATTTTAATTTAGGTCCTGTCACCTATAAGAAAATAAAATATCACACTGTCGAAGCCGCATTTCAAGCCCAAAAAACCACTAATAAATCTATCCAAAAACAATTTTCAAAAATTAAAGATCCTAAACTTGCTAAAAAATTAGGTGGTAGAAAAGCAAGCAAAGATAATGGGTGGACTATTCGATCAAATTGGGATAAAATTAAAAAATCTATAATGAAAAAAATCTTACTTGCAGTCTTTACACAAAACAAAAATCTCCAAAAAAAATTATTAGCTACCAATGATAAAATTCTTGTTCACTCCGGCTTTAGAATCGATAATTACTGGGGTGCTAAAAAAATTAAAAACACCTATTACGGCGCCAATACCCACGGCGTTTTACTAATGCAAATTCGCAATTTTCTAAAAAAAAAATTAATTAATAAAATGCCAAGAAAATCTAGAAGAAAAAGCCGGAGAAAGAGTCGTAGAAAGAATCGGAGAAGAAAATCTAGAAGAAAGAGTACACGCAA